TAGCTTCTAATTTAATATTTAATTCTAAAAATTGGAACGCCCAACAGATATTTCAAGTCTTTTCTGCACCGGCTTATTATTTAACAGATGAACTAAGTACCGCCTTTTTAGATACCCCTATCCATGAATTAAAAATAGAAAAAACCCCGCAAATAATTAATAACCACTTTTTTGTTTTACAAAGTAACGAAATAAATTTAGTTAACTATATGTTTATAGATACCGAAACTGGTCTTAATGATGTCGAGGTAGTTTGCCATCTAAGCACTAAAAGTAGGTTTATAAGGTCCGAAGGCATAACGTTAGGCAAAGAAAGTAAACAGCGTTTTATGTTTGGTTTTAACTGGAATAACCTAAACGCAATAAGGACTAATAATATTTCTAAGGCCGTTAACTCTCCGTTATGGATAAATAAAAGTAAAGACTATACGTTCGACGAACTTCCTAGAACCTACCAACAGCAATTTTTAATAGTAGTAAATTTAATTTTATTTATGAATCAAGAGCCGGATATAACCGTCGAATACTTACCACCGAGCCAAACTATACCTATACAACGGGAAATGAATAGGTCCGGTAAATTTAAGCCTAGAGCGGTTACTTGGATTGGTAAAGAGTTTAGCGAGCGTGTAATTAAGTTACGCCCTAAAACCGATATGTTAGAGGTAAAAGAAGCCGGTATTCCTAGACGACCTCATTGGCGGAGGGGACACTGGCATACGGTTTGTCAAGGTTTTAAACGTAGGCAACGCAAACTTAAATGGTTCGAACCTTGTTACGTTAGCGGTAAAAATAAATGAAAAAAGACTCATTAACAGTATCAGTTATTCGTTTGATTAAATTATCTATAAAAGATAAAACTTCATTCTATAAATTAAAAGCTTTAAAAGATTTAATTGATACAGCAATTAAGAGTATAGAGGAGAAGAGATGAGTATCGTAGTTAACACCGGTCAAACTTATACCGATACGTTTGTAAAAGGTTTAGCTGAAGGAGTTTATATCAATGAAACTTTAGAAGAAAGAAGCGAAATAGAACAACTTTTTGGTCTTACAGAAGAAGAAATATATAAAGAATATGGTATAAGTTTTAAAAAAAATAAAATATCTTTTGGTGGCGAGTGGTCAAGGTATAAAACAACTTATCAAATAGAAAATGATGCAGAGGCTAAATTATGGCTTATAAAAAAAGGTTTTATTAAATACGTTAGGGGTAAAGAAGTATGGAACGAGGAAGCTATTGAGGAAGGTTGGGATAACGGTTGGTCGCCGCCCGTAAAAAGTAAAGCAAAAAATAATCAAGGAAAAGGCCACGTTTATTTTGTTAAAAGTAAAAATTTCCATAAAATAGGTTCTAGCTCCGCCGCACAAATCCAACGCCGTATTAAGTATCAAAAGCCGATGGAAATACTTGCCGTAAGTCCAAAAATAGAAGATTATAGAAAATTAGAAAAAGAATTACACCACCATTTTGCCGATAAAAGAGTTTTAAAATATGAAGTGTTCGAGAACCTTACCGAAGAGGATATAAAATATATAATGAATAAACTAGGAAATAAGATACACGTAAAAATATGAGAAGAGATCAAACGCCGTCAGGTTTTAAGCTTAAAAAGTTAAAAGAACTAAGGCTTAAAAAATTAGAAAAAAATTTATTAGATGTTCATTTAAAGGGGCAAGATCACTATATATTTATGAACGAAAGAGGTAAAGCTCAAATTGTAAGTGGCGACGGTAATTGGGTTACGGAGCATATAAGAACCGCCGTTTTAAAATTTAATTATGAAGTAGATAAAACCGAAAAAATGCTAATTAGAGACTTTACCGACGAAGAAATTATTGCTTTCGAAAAAGCTTACGAATAAATTTAAAACGTTTTTTTCTCATCTCAAAAACTGTATTTAGGGCCTCTAGCTCTACTAACCTACCTAACATAGAAGCCATAAAAACATCTTGTTTCATTTGATGCCGTACTAAATGTGTGCAATATCGTTTTATACTTACGATGTCATCACTTGCCATAATATCCCTACAACGTAATTCGACCGATAGTTCTAACTCTGCGGGAGCCGGTTCTATATCTATGTTAAGGAATTTAGTGACTTTCATTTGACCGGAAATAATTTTTCTTCGATCATTTTGACGATTGCGTCGTCGACATCATTGTCGGATTTAGAAACTAAGTCTTTTAAAAGTGTCAAAACGGCTTTGCGTAGACTCTCACTTTTTCCAAACTTGATAAATAAACCAATTAGAAATTTAGACATAATTTTATGTGTTACTTTCCTAACTTATCATTATTTGATAAATTTGGCATATACTACCCTAATAAAGCGGTGGTCATCCTGTCTTTTCCCCAGTAGGGTAGTATTTAATTATGGAAGAAAAAGAAGAAAAAGACGGTATAGGTTTTTTAGGAAACGCCGTTCAAATAGTTATTTTGGCTTGGTCTTTAGCTGTAATATCTTGGTCTTATTTCAATCCTAATCCTACTAGGCAAATAGATACCACGTTTGCCGCCGGCTTATTAAGTGCCGTGATGTCAAACTACGGGCTAAATGTCAAAAAGGCTACGGACAAAAAGAAACAAAATGGTAATGTTAATATAGTAGATAACAAAGATTCCAAAGTTGGAGTTGTAAAAAAATGAAGAAAGCTTTAGCACTTTTTTGTTTATTACCTACGGCGGCTTTTGCCGATATAAAACAGGAATTTGTAACTTCGGCTCAAATAACGGTTGATATGCCTTATTCGGTAACTAATAAAGTCGGTACAACTTATAGCTTAAGCGGTAATAATATTACACCTTCGGTAACTATAGGAGATACAACAACATCGGGAAAGATCGGAGGGATAAATGTAGGAAGTCTTACAAATGGTGTCCCCGCGATGATTCAAACCGATACCACGGTAACCACGAGCGGCTCTGCTTTCAGCAAAACGGAATCTGTAATCATGGGCGATTCGTCCCCTTCAGCGATAACGCCAAGTAGTGGAATCGCGGCTTTACCTCACTTAGGGGGACAAACTACTGTTGGTTCAGGCGGCACGGCGGGGACTTTAGCTTTAACGTCATTGAGTTCCGGAGTTCACACTTGTACCGCCGGCGGGTCGGGAACTAGCTGTATAGGCTCGACTAAAGTTACTATTACAATTGACTAAATATTGGATATTAATATTTTTACTACTACCGGTAAAAGCTTTAGCAGTTCCGGTTGTACCTCAATTCAGATCAGGCTCGAGTACGACTTCTAGCACAAGCGAAAGTGTTATCAATGAAACTATAACTAGCTATCAGTTCAGAAGCGGTTATACCTATAGTGCAAGCGGTCATAATATAAAAAGTAATACGGATTATATAAACCCTACCGCAACGACTTTAGACTCTCAAACCGTTAACGGTGTAAATTTTAGTTGGACTTCCCCTAATTTAGAAGCTATTCCACGTTGGTCTATTGTCAATGAGGGAGCGGCTTTTTCACTACAAGAGACGTTGATTACGCCATCGTTAGATACTATAACTACAGTAACTAGAACTATAAACACATCAACAACTACAGAAACTACAACTACGTTTGGTCAATAATTTTACTGTTATTACCTGTAAAACCTGTTTTAGCTAATACGACCGTAGCATCGCCACAAAGCCAAAGTACAGGCGTAGTGAATAATAACGCCCAAATGATCTTACCGTCGGCCACACCGCAGTTTAGAATGTCGCAAGGAATAGTTTGTAGCTCGCCGAGTCTTACGATTACGCCCTATTTAACTGACGCTTGGAGTTTTAACCGACCTATTGAAAAAGTCACGCGGCAAGCTATATATGATGAAAATACCGGCGAAATAAAATATTACCAAGAAACGCCAAGATTCGAAAAAGATAATTACAATCTAAATTACGGTATAAGTATGCAGATAAATATTCCTTTAGGTAAAGCACCGGCACTATGCCACGAAGCAACCCAAGTTAATATAGACGCTCAAAAACTCTTAATAGCCAAAACTAAAATGGAGATGGAATTATATAGGCTTAAATTATGCTCGGAGCAAATAAAACTTGGTGTTCAGTTTGTCGGTAAATACGCTACTACTTGCGAAGGTATTAAAGTTTCTATCCCGCCTAATCAAGTTTTGCCGCATACCCACAAGATTGAAAAGTAGATAAGCTTACGGGTTTTTTAGCCTATCTACCGCTATTTATTTTATCTTTTTTTTTAGTTATTTTAGTGATTATTTGTTTTACTAACGGTTTTACAGCGTTAAGTATAAGCGGAGCAGAAGAGCCAACCAAAGCAAGACTAAAAACGCCAACAAATTGAGGTGCGGAGGGTATGTACTGGTCTTTCCATTCGACACTTTCATACAAAGTTATGCACTCACGCTTATTATCCGATAATTTATGACCGATAACACGCTCTAATTTTTTTTCGTTACGAAAGTCACCCCGCCGCAAATCTTTACTCGAAGGACATTCCGGTATAACTATTTCCTCTTCTTTATTTTCTTGATTATTTACCTCAGGTAGAGCCGGCTCAGGTATTTCGGGTGTTTGGTCGTTGGTTAAGGGTTCTTCGACCATAATTAAATTTTCCGGCGTGTAATCTAAAGGAAAGAAACTAGGAAACGGAAAGTCGCACGTTGTAAAAACTCCGTTAGGGTCGTCTAATAATAAGTTTCTATTACCGGTATTTTTTATATCCCTATGTTGGTAAGTACAACCAATAACTTCTATATCTAAATTTTTTACCGAATGATTTAGATAAGGCGTATAGATAGGAACTATTTCCGGTATATATATATCCGGAATAGAAATATCTTTTATTTCCAATTAATTAGTTTTTAAAGGGGCGGGGATAGGCAAACCTGTTTTATTTGGCAATTTTTGGTCAATGATGTCGGGTACTGTTGGCTTTAAATTAGAAAGTACCTCGTTAATCATACGTGCCTTAAACTGCTCCGATGTAACGTATTTATATCCGAAATATCCCCCGCCTAACATTGACGCTGATATTATAAAACTTAAAATAGATAATATTTGTGAAATTTTTGCCATGAGAGAAGCCTTTGCCCGTGCGTTAGTACCTGTTACGATTATAACCTTTTGCGGATTGTGTGCATTAGCTCCCTTATATTTAACTCTTGGAATAATGACGAGACAAATGCAAGAAAAAATTAATTAATCAGCAGGGTCGGGAGTATTTCCTTCGGCCAACCACTCTTTATATTCTTGATACATCACATTATCCTCAACAAAAGGTATGCACCAACCGTCACTTCTAATAACTGACATTTCTTTTCCTACTTTTGGATCAATAGCAACTTTTTTGTAAGTAAAACTCATATTTCTGCACTTCCTTCTAAATATGTGTTTGAAGTTCCATTTGTAACTAAAGTAGCTACTTGACCAGAAGTATAACTACCTCCAGAAAAAGCAACTCTTGCTCTGTCTGGTTCTGTAACACTTCCATACACAAGAGAAACAGTATTAGCGGAAGTTACAGATTGTTCATCATCCGAATATAAATTACTTGCGGCGCAAGAAGGTAAAGCTCTCATAGGTCGTGGAAAAATCACACATTGCCTAGATTGTGAGCCAGTTTCTATACCCACTGATATATGTGAGCCGCCACTATTGCAAACCCCTTGGTATGGAATCCTAAAATAATATCGTTGACATAAAGCAAGCTCCTGACTAAATGATCTGTGTTCAAAATCCGTGGCATGACCTGAAACCTCTAATTGAACTCCTGTAATTTCTAAGGTCGCATTGTCTGTTGTGTACCAAGTTGAAGTGTTATCTTTACCAAAAAGAATACCTGAAGAATATACTTGCCAAGCATTTTCAGTTACACTATTGTCCGTATAAGTTGTTCCAGAGTAAGCCGTTATATAAATTTGAACCCCAATACCATTATCATTATTTATTGTTAGATTTGAATTTCCAATAATAGTTTTTGAAACTTTTGTCCAAGTATCAGCAGACAAAGAACCAGTATCCATGTGATAGATATAATTACTGCCATCTTCTGTTTTCATCATAAATTTAAAACTCTGAGCAACACTTGATTTTATCCAAAAAGAAAGCGTAACTGAACTTGAAGTTGAATTATAATTCCAACCAGAAGTTGCAAGATTTTGTGCTTCAATATTTTGTCTAAAAGCTATATAATCAGAAGCTCCGGCACCACTTGTTTGATTTCCATTTGTAATCTTAAATGCTTTTCTAAATCCCTCTGTATAGGGTGTAGTTCCACTTGCAACATCAACTTGTGCTTGTGTAGGAGATTCATCTACTCCACTATAATCTACAGCAAATTTATCAACAGTTTGATAACCTCCAGATGTAGATGACGTACCGCGTTGAGCCACTTGCATAGCTCCGTTCAGAATCAAATTTTTATTAGTTTTGTTTGTAAGATTGGCAGTACACGTTCCATCAGTATTATTTATAGTTATTGCCGCACTACTTGCCGCAACCCCTTTTATCGAATTTACCTTAATCTCTGACATAATTAACTAGGTTTTGGATAGTCTGATTTTACTTTAGTAATAGCATCTTTCCATGTTGTTGTACCATTAACGCTATCCCAATATTGCATATCCATCTGTGTTTGCCAATTTGGATAGGCTTCTTCTCTTTTACCTTTATATTCATTAGCATTTTTCCATGCTATATAAGCTGTATTTAATTCATCATCTGTAGGTTGCGAATCTTTATTATCAGAGTGCCAACTAATAATTTTATGCGGGGTTGGTGTTTGATCTAAAGTATATTGATTTTCATTCTTACCTAGCTGTAACAAAGCCAAATTAATGTCTGTATCTGAATTAATTGCCATGATTAAGACTCCTTATATATTTCAACAATTGTATAAATTGAATCAGCACCACTTATACCATGATGAAGTCCTAAACCATAAGTTG